CCCGCGTATTCCTGGGTGAATTCTGTACGCAACCGGAATGGCTCCGGCTCTGAAATCCCGCCCCACTTTGCGCGAATCTGCATAGCTCGGGTAACGCCAAGCCCTACGGCGTCCGCTATGCTGTAAATACTGGCGTGTTGGGCAGATGCACGAATAGCCATAGCCCTGCCTGACTCGGCGTTGTCCGTTTTCTGAGTTAAACGGACGGCATAGGTCTCGGCCTGCTCAAGCTCGTCCTGCATGTCTGTTCGGGCGCGCTCAATGCCTCTGCCTTCTGTTTCAAGGAAAAACGCGTCCCCATCCTCTGGAACCGGTATTGCGGCGCCCCCGCCCAACCCTGTCTTGATCACCTCCTTAAAATCGCCCTCTTCGTAGCCCTTCAAAGCCAGCGTCGGATGACAGCACAGGTCAATGCTGTATTTGTACGACGCCGAGGCTCGGTAGTAGGCAAACGCACAGTTCGCTACCGGCAGAATAGGCACGGGATCGCAATCCGGTGTCAGATCAATAGAGCCGATAATCACTATCGGCATTTCGTTGACCGGCAATACAGTGGCCTCGCCAATCTGCTCGCCTTTTTCAGTCCAGAGCGAGACCTCATAGCGCGAATCTACTCGCTGATATTTCCTGTAAATAATCGTCGTGTCGTGCCCATACTCATCCGTGTCATCTGCGCCGACCTCCTCCCGAAACACAGCAAGCTTTAAGGCGCCTGCATTTCCATCCTCCAATTTCCAGTTGATCAACGACTCTGCGGGATATCGGACAATGTAGGGCGTGCCGCCATTCTCAGGTGCGTCAACCACCAGGACATCCCGTCCCTTGCTGACGACATTGCGAACTACATCACGCGCAAGAGCTTTGTTGGTTTGGCCGGTGTTGGTAATCACCTCATCGGAATCGCCAACAGGATCAGACTCGAACACGAGCCCCACAGTCCCTGTCAGCGCCTGGCTCGTGATGTCAGGGAATCGCGCAAGACTTTTGTATGCCTCATAGCGTTTTCCGTCCGCGTCGTTGTCCTCCATACCCCTCGTCTTCGGCAGGTATTCTGTTCCCAGCGAATGGATATGGTCTTGCATTTTCAGAGCGTCGGACGAACGTTTCCACCGCTTTGAGAACGCGATAAACTCAGGGTGTTGTGTATTGATGGGCATGATTAACCTCAGATCATTCCAGGCATGGGTAGCGGTTTCATAGCGGGTTTTTTAACGGGCATCTCATAAACTACGGGATAACCGCCGGCGTCGTTTTGGTGATCGTGACCAGATGTTTTGTCCGGCTCACCGTTTTTGTCGTATGCCTGCTGCTCCAGGCATTTCGTGTACTCTGGACAGGCCCTGACGTTCACTTTAAGCAGACCTTTGCTGAAAGCCGTGTTCACAGACAGGACGCGGTCTTTAACGCGTGGGTTGCCGGCCTTTGCTCGCACTTTGAAATTCGCTTGCTTCAGCATGGCAATATCAGATGTTGACGCTCCCTTGCTGCTACGATTCTTTCCCGACGCATCCGGGTAAATCGTTATTTCATGATCCGGCCACCTCTCATTGATGGTATCAATGGTTGAGGGCGTATCAAGCCCACCAGTCAACTCTGCAACTGCATGCCACACGCTCTTTCGTTTGACGTAGACGACGGACGCCATATTGTTCACGTTAAAATCCTGGCCGATATACAGCGGCTCTTTGTCGCGAATTTCCTCACTGCTGTTACAGGTGGCTCTGTCGAAATTTCGATATACCGTGCCACTGGTAAGATTGACGAAAAGCCCATCGATATACGCAAGTGCCAGGCCTTCGTCGTAGGTTTCGATCAGCGAGGCGATGTAGTCATCAGGCAAAAACTCCTGGTTTTCATAGGTGCTTGCCTGCACCATTGAGTACGATTTGGTCGGGTTATCCGAGAACTTGCTGTAAACAAACCGGAACCCCTCCGGGGTCGTCGTTACGCCAATCGAGTTTTCCACGCCCTGAATAACCAGGCGCAATCTCGCAATAATCTTGTTCCATGCCTGTTCTGCCTTGTCGGTCGGCAACACATCAATCTCATCAACCAGGGCTCTCGCTATCTTGAAGCCGACTATCGACGAGGGCTTGTCCATGGAGCGGCAAATTATCGTGCCGTAGTAAAAGCCGCCCCGATAAAAATGCACTTCCTTGTTGCTCTCTTTGATATCGACAGTGAAGCCAAGGTTGCACGCAGCTTCCTCGAATGTGGGGAAAAAAATATCTCTTATCGACGGATAGCTGATCCCGAAATACCCTTGCTTGGACTTCGGATATCTTCCGCCAAAAATCAATAAATCGAGGCACCCCACATAGGTTTTCCCGCTGCCAAAACCGCCAACATACGAGCGGAATTTTGTATTGAGACTGTTGAGGTAAATCTCTTGAGGCTTACTGAGAATCAGGCCCATTCGTCACTTTTATGTCTGATACAGCATCCCTGGTTTGAAAAGTGATATTTAACGGCGGCACTTCCCGGTCATCCTCTGGATCAACATTTCCAAAAGCTTTTACGTTCACGTGCCTCCCGATCAGCTCGAGCGTTTTTAGTTTTTCAGGCCATTTTATTTTCTTGACAATGGACTCAATCGACACGTCCTCACCCGCCGTGGTGACAGACTTGAGGATGTCCAACCCCGACAACGACTGCCGCCATATCCTGGGCCACTGGCTGAGAGGTTTTACCGACCAGTCGTCGTTAATTATGTCGGATATATCCAAATCAGCGGTTTGCTCAAGGCGCTCCAGAACTTTTTGCGCGTCCCACTGTCGCCCCGTGGCGCGCTCGTCCTGCGCTTCCTGGATGGCCTCTGCTATATCAGGTTTCCTCAGGTTCTCAAATCCTATCGACCCCGCAGTATTTTCGCTGTAACCAGCCCGAATAGCCGCCTGCGTGGCATTCAGGTCTATCAGGTATTCCTGAACAAACCTGACCTGTTTCTTAGTAAGACCAGACATCACTCACCCAACTGGGACCAGGGGTACGACCGCCCGGAGCGGTGCCCCATTTCGCTCTTCAGGACTGCCACGTCAGTTGCCAGCTCCTTCACTTCCGACTGCGTTGCCGACGTTTGCCGCTCAATGCGCTGCAGCGTCCTTTGCATCATCTGCATTTCGATTCGGGGCGAAAAGTCTTGTGATTTATTTTCCAGCGCCACTATTCGCCCCTCGTGCGTTGCAAAAATTGCCCCTGCGGCAAAGATGATTGTCACAAAGGTCACAAATGTCCTGACCCAGCCCATGGCCTGGTCGCTCTTCAGAAAATCAGGCATCAGTGACCCTTTTTGTTTGGTTTTGTTAATGGCTCGCCCTCATCGTATTCGATGGAATTATGGCAGTGGCCCTTGTCAAATACGTGCAGGACGCGGCACAGGCAATACCAAAACAGCCGACCCCTCCCATGCTTCGCGACGATCTTGCCGGCACGGCTGGACAGGGTCTCATCGGGGTCGCCGCAGGCTATAGCATTGATCAATTGGTCAATGCCAATCAGCACGTTCCAGCCCCACTTCTTGAGAGTCAACTTGCTCACCACCTCCGCTCTCTTGGCGTAAAGCTCCGATCCCCAAACCAAAACGCAACGCAACTTCCTGTCGCGAAGTACAGATCATATGCAAGCGATATTACACCCGGGGACGGGTTTTTGGCTGACAGAAGATCCTGAAACACCGCGTAACACGCAACACACAATGCGGTCGTTATAAACGGCCTGAACAAAGCGCGAACGGCTTCTACCCATCGGTATCCCGACTTCTGCCGCGATTCAGCCTCTATCGCCGAGGTAAATGCCTGGTATTGCCCCGCCTGCGCAGTGATGGCAATTTCGTGCTCAAAAGCCCGGCCGGCCTGCCTCATCTGCGCCTCTATAAGCCTGAGTTCATGCTCGATTTCATCTTTGCGCGCCTTCCGCTCTTCGCGCCGCATCAGCCACTTTGAGGCGACACCGATCAGGCTCCCGAATATGCCAACAACGCCCCCGGCCGCACCGGCGCCGAACAGGCCAATTGCCTCGACTACCTCTCCAGCCATGCCCGATCCATATTCCAAAGACGTCTTGCGCTCGGGCTGCCGTGCCACATCCGGGGATACCACATGTCCACATGCACAAACGAGTTGTAGAACCCGTACGCATTGAATCCTGCCACTTTCAGAGCCTCTGCAACCTCTATTCGGTCATACCCCGATATCGCAAAATCCACGTCAAACGCCAGGTATTTGTGGGCACTTCTGACAGCTCCCCTTACCGCCGCGTTATAGATTGGCGACCGGTGCCCCGACTTGAGCAGGACAGGCTTGCCAAGGCGTTCCCGGGCGAGCTGTAACCGGTTCATGCTCTCCCGGTGCAAAAAAAATCTCCTGGTCAAACTACAATACAGTTTCGGGTCACTTTCAAAGCTGAAGTTAAACCACGGAGACAGGTCGCACTCGCTATAGTGCGAGTATAGCACCCCGGGGAAATATGCTGATTGCGGCATCATTTATTTGGGTTCGCGCAATTAATCCAGCCGTGATTAGTCTGACCATCCCGACAGCGTGCATGGCGATATTTTACAAGTTTAGCAAACACTTATGAAAGGCTCCATACCGGGGCTGTAATTTCCGGCCGGATATCCGGCCACGGCAATCACGCGTCGTCCTCGAGGTATTTCACAATCGCCTGCAGCACATCACCATCGAGCGTGAAAACCGGGCTCCCCCATGGCTGCCAGCCCTCTGCAATACTCCCCTGCACCTCTGAATGAGCCACGAGATCATAGTCAACGATCCGGCCGCAGAGCGCCGGTTCAGGCCCGGGATCGATATCTGAAGGCGGGCTGATGTCTTCGTCTGCTGCGGGCTCGTCCGGCTCCGGCTCGACGATGGGTTCGGGGGCTGCCGGTAACGGCTCGACCCTCACGTACCCGGCATTGCCAATCGGCGGGTCGCCCTCTTGCGCTCGGACAAAAATGACTTTACGCA